GAGTACTGCCGAATAATAATCCTTGCGGCGTAGAGTTCATACGAACCCTGTCATCTACCGTCATAGGTTTATACAACTGATCTAATAATCCGGGCATTAAATTTCCTAAGTAAAAGGGATTCCAGCTTTTGTTAGTTGGTTAAAAATTTCCTCGTTACGCTGTAACACTTTGGCGCGGTTTAGCACCTTTTGATCCCAAGTGACGTAGTTGTGTGTTGCGTTTTGTTGCGTACCTACACGGCTTCCCTCATCTAAAAAACGAGTGCCGGGGATGCCTATGCTTTTTAAAAATTCTGATGCCTTTTCTGGGCTTCCATGAATATCAATTAATTTCCTATATATCTCTGCCCCACTTGCGGCACTTCCAGAGCCTTTAACTTCATACACTGAAGCGTCATCGCCAAGTGATTTTAAAAAGCTGTCAGCTTCAGCTTGTGTCTCAAATTTTTGAGAGATAGGTTGTTTTTGACCTTTCGGGTAAACTCTAAAATCTGGCTCCATAATGCCACTTAAAGATTTTTGGATAAATTCACTTTGTGCGCTTAATGGCGCGTCCCAATCTATATATTTGGCAACGTCTTCGTCTGGGATGTCTATTTTGTAAAGTTGAGATTTTGTAGGAATTTTTCCTAATTCGTCCGCTACACGGTTTGCCGTGCTTTTCATTGATTCGTCATAATCGGCATTATTGTAACGCTTACGAAGTTCATTAGGAGTTTCATGCATCATTGCATTTTCCCAAACCTCCATTGCCTCATAATCACCACTTCTTTCGGCTTGCTTATATTTTTGCATCATAATTTCTTCGGCATCGTAATCTCTTGGCGAATACTGTTTTGCAACATCAGGTTTTTCCGCACTGTAAAAACCATGACCATAGGCTTGTGCGCCCTCGCCTTCGCCTATCTTATCCAAGCGAGGCCGTCCCTGTGGAAACCCCGGCTCCGCCGCCCACTTGTTAGGCCCACCGTGCCACAGGTTCATTCCAACAGTCGATGTCGCGCCCTTACGCAGTAACGACGGCAGATTAATAGCACCAGCCGCATCAAAGACACTTTTGTAGGCTGGGTGTTTCGGTGACGTGCCGTGCGGCAGTCTCATTGCCGTGCCTAAGTTATCAAATGTTTTCGCGGCATCGATGGCTATCTTAGGATATGTAAAATGCCAGTCTTCATTTTTATCCCACCCAATGGGCGATAATAATCCACCCCGCCTCAAGTTTGGGTCGGGGGCCATTAAATCCAGTAAACCGCCCATAAAATAACCTCTAAATTAATATCATGTTTATTGATATTCGCTATTGACCTTATTGTGACAAGTCACTAAGATAGTACCTACGTTAAATGAAACTGACCAAATAGGAGATCGACCAAATGACACAAGTAGTAGAAATTAGAAAAACAGCTCCCAGCAAATGGAACGTAAGAGTTGTAGTTCCTGCCAGCAATTCCAAAACTGGAAAAGAAGCAAGCTGGTTTTTCGGAGAGTTCAGAACAAAGATGCAAGCAATTGAAGCAATTGAAGCTCCCGGTGTAAGAGTTGCAATTTTTAATATGACATAAAACAAAACAGGCGGTGGGTTAACACCCCCGCCACCTACCTCAACCAAATAGGAGACGACCAAATGAAAACCAAATATAACGTAACTGAAAAATTTTTATGCACTCACGAATGTTCAGATGAGGCAATCGCGCTTTGGCATAAAATTGAAGCACTAACTGTTGATTTTTATTCCCAGGTAAAAAAAGACCAACCCTCTTTCAAAACTTTCGACTTGAAAGAAATGTTAGCGAATGAATTATTTCGTAAAGCAATTGAAAACGATTGGAGCGAATAATGTTAATATTGCCACCATTCCTTAACAGGAAAACTAACGGGATTGTTTCAGCACCCGTGCTGAGTCCCAAAAAAAATAAACCCAAAATTGCCAAACCACCAAAGGCAAAGAAATGGCGAGGAGCCGAGCGCGTCCACCTCCACCTCGCTGACCAGTGTCATTCAATTGGATCAGGCCATAGATACGTCTGGGCAAAGATCGGCACTGTATGGGTACACCTAGCTGACAACAACGGCGGGCGCGGCAAGATCGATATAAAAACCTTCAACAAATTAAGGATAGGATAGATGTTAGACCAAATAATAAACGGGGGGGTAACCCCCCGCCTCTATCCCAACGGCGGGTTTAATATTTTATGTCCGCACGTCTTGCACGTTAAAATTCTTCCATCGCAATCCAAGTCCATCCTGTGCCAAAAAGCGTAGCACCAAATACCCTTAATTACATCACACGTACTGGTTAGAATTAGGGTAACTAATCTTAGACTTCCACGGCTGACGGTAAGCACCAAACGACGCCATGCCTTCACGGTATCCGATACAAAGATAACGCATTGCATCGGCAAAATGCGAGTTATCGTCATGTAGAGGTAAGCCAGAACTCTCTTTAACACGATAATTCTTGAGTGCCTTTAAAAAATCAACACAATTGCCAGCGTCAATCCAAACGCGAGGTAATAAAGCGCGTACTGCTTCAATACCCTCGGCAACCTTTCGCATAGGCACGATGGTAGGATTGATACCAAGCTGGCGGAGTATGTCTGAACGGCGTTGTGCAGTCGCGCCCATAATTCTCGTATCTGTGTCATGAGGAAACAGATGGTCACCATAACTGTATCCCTTATCAAAAGCACGTTGCTGTAAAACTTGGACATAGTGACTAAGCCCCTCCCCAGACGCCTGATAGTCGTCGATAATTCTAATCTGAGACCCTGACGTCTCCTGCCAAAATATAATTGTTGTCTTGTCCCGTACACCGAGGTCAAAAGCAGTATTTACAAGTAGGTTTTCGTCGTGGGGTACTTTTCCTATACGCTCCTCATGCTCGGCTTTCGCGAGTTGCTCGGCGTAATATGCGCCGGTGATACTGGCTGTCCAGTCGCACTCCATTTCCTGACGATATATATTATCGGATAACTGCTCCCGCAGCTCATCTAATTCCTCTTGCGGCAGTACACTCGTCTTACTGGCTGGGAATAAACAGGCGTACCACTTCGAGTTTCCGGCATCCATTTCTGCCTTCGCTTGGTCGTATATTGCCTTAAATGCGTCGTCGCCTTTTGGCGTCCCTATCCATAAAACTTTACCCTGGCGGTCAGCAATAGCTGGCCTGACAATAGACGGAAACACCTTCGGGCTGATGTCCGCATATTCGTCAAAAATAACGGCGTCTAAAAATAAGCCCCGGATTTGTTCCGACGAATCATTAGAGCCGGATAATAAGTGTATTGTAATGCGCCCAGTGGGGTGCGGTATTTCGACCCTTAGTTTAGCGGCGTTGTATTTAACGCCTGGGAACATCTCCGTGGCGTCCTTTACGTACTGAAATGCGACCTTCTCAGCCTGACTAAAGGTCGGTGCTATATAAGCCCCCTGCGGGTTCTTATGAGTGCATTCAAACAGCGTCCTAACGAGCCAGTGTATCGCCATAAACGTCTTGCCGAAACGACGGTGCATGACGCAGACGTTGTACCGGGTGGCGTTGTCGTGGAACCTTTTTTGTAAGGGCCGGGGGGTATATGGGACGATAATCTTTTTAGGGGTCATGCGTCACCTGTATTTCTAAAAGTTGTGTGTTGTGGCTGTAAGTATCCTACCGTCGTCGCCGACGCCGCGGCTCCCTTGGCGGTGGGTCGGTCTGGTTAAAGGGGGGGCCTGTTTGTCGCATAACGTATATTATGTAAAGTAGCGTTAACACTTTAATCGTTTGTTATCAGTTACTTGTAACCAATGTCATTATTATGTGGAATATTATGGCCTATAAACACAAGATGTTGTGTCTGTTGGCTGTTCGCCTGGGGGTTGACGGCTTTCATTAATTAACTTGTTTTTGGTTAAGATTCGCGCGCGATCCTTGCGTTTGACGTCCGTCAAATGCGGGTTCATTTGCCACTTGATCTCCATCATTTGCCCAGGCAATTGTGTATGATCCTATCGCACCCTTCAACTCAACTGACGACTTACTCTCCGCTTTCAACACTGGGATCAGCTTCTCCGCCTTCCATCGATAATGGTTCAGCATCTTGTCAGCCTTAATCACTTCATCTCTTGTCGTTGCCGCACGAATTAAAGTCTCGCTCTCTTGCAGTAAAGTCTCAACATTCTGAATAAGTGCTTGAGTAAATTCGTCCGCAAGATTCTTATCAGCCTGACGCCATCGCCAGAAATTGCTCTGGTCTGGGTAGCCATCCCGACCATTGCAAATATCCTTGAGAAATTCTCCGTCACCAAACCTCAATAAGATTTGCTTGCAGATTTCCGCATTTTTCTTAGCCAACATAATCTCCATAAAAAAAATCCCTTAAACAAAAAGCTCGATGCGTAAACACCGAGCCATTATTTGTGGGACTTAATAACTGGGGAAATCTAAGGCGTTCCCTTTTTTTACCTTGGCCTAATTTTAGACGCAAAGATACAGGCGGCATTTTAAAACCTTTAACCTCAACGTCTAGTTAAAACGTACTTATCACACCATTATGTGTAAACGATTGTTAACAATCATAGAATTGTAATGCTTCCTCTAACAAATTAAGAGAGCATCGTCGCCCATCCCTAATTAAATTAATAACACTCGTAAAATTTTTATAACCTAATCGTCTGATCACTGCCCTGCTCCACCGAAAATATTTCCCTACAAAAAGTGGCTCATCCAAATTATCAACAGAGCTACTACGGGCATTTGGTACATCTATTTGGCTATAATCTAGCATTTTAACTGCGACATCATTTCCAATGTAAGCGATAGCTTTTCTAATTTCCATTATCGTATCTTCTAGTGCTGTCGCGAGAAGATCATTTTCAACCCAGTGCTGTATTAAATCTAATCTGCGCTTATCCAATGTCTCCGGGGTTGCGAACATATAATCTTTTTCCGACTGCTCCGACCTGTCAATGTAATCGTCTGTATCTGTAGTCACTTAAATTTACCCATAAATTTACTCAGGCTAACAACACCCTCATCTGCATCATAAGGGCATTGAGCAATGCCGCATGGCATGGAGCTAGGTTCCGGGCGTCCATGACCCTTCCTGCCGTAGATGCTGATACTGCAATGGTTGCAAGTTCCGACAACTCTCAAATTTCCACTCATTCTCCTGATTGTCTCCCAGTCATCCTCGCGCAGTGACACTTCAGTATTTCTGATATATGTCCGCAACAATTCTTCACTTTCAAGCGTCGCCAGCTTGGACAGCAAATGACCGAGCAAAAGTTTAAACCTAACAAGTTTTTTTTCAGTTTCCCGTGTACGCTCCAAAAGAGCAGTGAACGTGGAACTTGCTAAATTGGAGCTAATCCTGTCACAGCGTCGTTCCAACCTTTCATTACGTAACTGCCACTCCCCAATCTCATTTTTCAACTGCCTTTCTTTCTTTTTCATCTCCCTAATAATATCTCGCAGTGGCAATACTTTCTTCAAAATGGTATCTCCTCATTTAAACTTCTCTTATTATCAACACGCTTCAATTCAGCACCAGGGAACTGCTTTTTTGCTTCCCCCAAAACTGCAAATTTATCCTCGACTAGTCCAACGCACCTCGCCACTTCATCAAGCGCGTAAACTTTGATACCCTCACCGTCATCCGACCTAGCAAATGAATGGGCGTCTGTGTTCGTTTTAAAGAGGCAGTAGGCACTGTCATCTGTCCGCCAACTTGCCAGTGGCTTGGGACTAATTGGCTTTTCTCCGAGCCTCTCAGCTTCCGCGTCCAAAATCTTCCAACCACTGATCATTTTCTTAGACTTCTTGGCGACTAGCACCTCATCGTCAGCGTCAATTGCCGCATCCAATTCCGCTTTCGCTTTTCCATATCTAACCGCCAGGTCAACACCGACAATTCTGGGCAACCTATCGACGCCCCACTTCATCTCCATATCGAAGGCAATTTGATCTAATGGCTCCAACGCATAAAATTTTGCCATCTTGGAGACGACGCCAACCTCATGCGGATTTGTAAATCGATCAGGTTTTTTTACGTTCCGATATCCCAAAACGATCCCCCTTTCTTCCTTAAAAAATCGTTCTCCCGTATTCTCCCGTGGGTGAATACATAAGCACATTTGCGCCGTTGTTGCGCCATTGCAAAAATGGCGCGCCAACGTATGTATTTACCTAGGGAGAATATTAGGATGGCGCAGACAATTTGCGCCATTGTTGCGCCATTCCAAATGATAGGATGGCGCAACATTAAATCACCTCTTTTGGCAGCAATTTTAGGTTAACTTCGACGCACTTTCTTGGCTTCCTTTGGTTCCCCTCGAAGAAATCACTTTCGACTAAAACACCACTTTCCATCCACGTTTTTATGATCTGTTTTGCATCACCTTCAGACTTATCAGTTGCCATATCTTTGATCAAATTACCGACCCAACGATCTCCAGATCGCTTGTAACTAGACCAAGGGCCGCTCTCACATAAATGCTGATTAATAGCTAATAGAATTTCCCTTGCCTTCTCTACCGTTATGCCATCAAACGCATCAGGTGGCTCCCACGGGCTGACAACCCCCACGCTGTCACCGTCACCCATTGCTGCCGCATTATTAATATGTATTGAATGCCGCTCCAGCCAAAATGCTCCGGCACTAGGCGGCGACATATTAGCCTTGGCATCGTCGATCCTTATAAACCAGTGACGTCTTTCTAGCCTGATACCAAATAAATCAGCCTCTTTTTCCGTCATTACCGTCACCGTCCGTGCTGACCTAACAGCCCCAGACAACGCACTTGCGCCCCTGGCTTGATTGATATCACCCGCCGCAGTGTTGTTGGCTTGTGGCGGCTTTCTGACGTGGTGTACGAGGTCAATGGCGCAGTTTGTGTCGTGCGCTATCTGTCCAAAAGTCTGCAAAACTTCGTCAATTTGTTTGTTATCATTTTCGTCCGCGTAATGAGACTTAACAAAGGGGTCTATCGACAACACTTTTATGTCATTCTTTAGTATTGCTTCGGTGAGTTGCTCCGCGTGAGGCGTCGCAATCACACCTTGCATTGTCTTATCTGCGACAATTAAACGCTGATCCCGGCCACTATTAATAAATAACTGACCAATTAAGTCCTCTTTTTTAATATTAAAGTGCTTTTGTATGGCAATGACACGCCTTAATAGCTCGTCTTTGGGGTCTTCGAGGTTGTAATGCCACACTTTGCACTTTTTATGCACGTCGTCGTGGGTGAGTTGACGTCCCGTCGCAATGGCAATCGCATCCGTTAATGCTATTGTCGTCTTCCCGACACCTCCTGGGGATATCGTCGTCGCGACATAATTCTCAATTAAATGTCTTCCGTATATAAATTGTCTGGTAGGTAGGTTTTTGGGGTTTAGAGCCGCCGCATCCACTGAAAACGCCGATATATCGCCTTCATGCTTTTCCTCAAAATGCCTCTTGATACCCTGCTCCGTCGGCTCCGGGGCGTCGAATTTACGACGTGCGCCCTCAATAGCAATTCCGACCTCTTTGTCTGTATCATAATCATTATACCCCGCTTGTGTAAAATTGCGCGCCATAATCAGTATTTCTGGGTTTGTCTTTCCCTGCGAGACCCAATGCGCGACCACGCGGATCATTTTATTATGCCACTCACCGCCGCCGTCCATTATCTCCTTTGCTATTTTATCAACGTCTAGAATATTAAATGCGGGGAGATTTAACCCTGTGGCAGGAGAAGAACCACTCTCCCCGCGCCCAGCGGCGTGACCCACCGGGAATTTGTTGTATCT